AGTTGGGGTGGATGTTGAGCCAGGTGTTGGCCAGTGTGTCCGGCCCCGCCGGGTCTACCTTCCCGAACGCCGCCGCCAGGGGTGGGAAGTCCGGGTCTGTGCCGCTACGGGAGTATACCCGGCCCTCGTAGGGCGCGCACAGCGCACAGGTGGTGCCGTGGCTGGATATCATGTATAGGTCGTGCTCCGGGTCCGCGGTGAGCACCGCCAGCACCTCCGCCTGCCGGGAGGTGGTTCGGGAGACCATCGTGCAGTAGGTATGCAGGCTCCAGTCCCGGCCCGCCTTGTCGGTAAAGGCCCGGACGCCCTCCCGCCGGAGCGCCTGCACAAAGGCGGGCACCGAGGCGTTCACGCCGCGTCCTGCGGCCTGCTGCGCCGCCACCTGTTCCAGCCCTACCCGGCGGTATACGTCCGGCTCCACGCGGCCAAACAGGGCGGATTGCAGGGTAGCCATCACAGTCATGGAGGCGTCGGTTATCTCCCCCATCAAGTTTGCCGCCAGCCGGTCCACAATGGCGTGCTGCTCACCCGTGAGCACGGCCGCGTTGGCGTAGCCTGCGGCGTGCTTGGCCGCCGTCTCCGGCACCTCCAGGGCCTTCCGGGCCTCTGGCACCCGGACATAGAACTGCTTTTCAATCATCTTTGGGACGTATTCCCAGCAGTCTGATTCCATCTGCCGGAGGATGGCCTGCACCCGCTCCAGGGCGGCCACAGCGTGGTAATCCACCAGACCCTGGGAGCGAAGCCGCCCAATCTCGTTGATGATGGCGGTCTCCGCTCTTAGATAGATGGAGACTAGCTTTTCTAGCTCCTTTTCATTGGGGGTGCGGTTCAGTGACGGCATTTATTCCTCCACAATTTCGAACAATTCCGGCGGATAGAGATACCCGCTTGGGATGTCCTCATAAGGATTCTCTTCGCTGTCCTCGTCTACAATTCTGTACCATCCGTTCTCTACCGCTGTCACATCATATACCTTTCCATGCATGAGCATAAGCGGGTCGCTCTCGCCAAGAAACCTGACTTTCATTCCCATTTCACCACTTTTACGCTATACATCTCTCCATTTGCCTCGAACCAATGGAGAACAGCTCCCTTTTGGGCCCCAGCATTAAGCACAACTCCGTGCCCTTGTGCCTTCCTCCACTGTGACGCTGGGATTCCTGTTTTGCCCTCCAAAAAATGAGCTACACTTATTGGCTTCTGTCCAGGCCCGCCCGCAAAGATGTACGCATCTGTAATTTTACTGCCCGGCGCCAGCTTATACCGTTCCATAGAGCCGTCCTGTCCCATTGCTGTTACGGTTTGGTTTCTTCCAACGGTTCTGTCCAGGAGGGGAATCTTACCACTTTTGATTCCCTCAGTCAACATTTTTCCTTCGGAAAAACGGCCGTTTTTCTCTCTCGGCTGACCAGGATAATCCATCACTGCCGCGTCCTGTGCAATTGACTCAAAAGGGGCAGATACCTCTCCTCCATACCCCATCCCAGCCAGCGGGTCGCGCAGGGCGGTCACATCCTGGTAGGTTTTCCCGGCGTTGGCCGCGATCTCCTCTTCGGAAATACTGTCAAACATCCCGGTCTCGTCCGCCAGCTTCTTGAGCTCCCTCTGAGCCGTGTCCACGTTGAGCAGCCCCGCCTGATAGCCGGATACGATGGCTTCGCTTTTGGTCTTGGCGATCTCGGCCACCTCCTTCGCCGTGGGCGTCCACAGGGGCGGGAAAGTGATGTCCAGCCCGTCGGGTACCGCCCCCCAGGCTGACATGGCCAGGACCGGCAGCAGCTTTTCCAGAATGGGCCGAAGCTTGGCCTCCCGCAGCGTGTCCACGTAGTCATAGTAGTTCCGAAGGTCGCTCTCCCCGGTGGCGTTCATCCCCGCCGGGGAGCGTCCGAACAGCTTGGTCACCGGAATCCGGGACGCGCCGGACAGGTCGAGGCACATGGAGTCGTAGACCTCCTGGAGCCCGGTGAAGGTGTACTGGGTATTCTTAATCTGGTCGCCCCGGTTGACCAACTGCATGCCGAAATTGGACTTCATCACGCTTTGGGCCTGCATCACGTTCCAGAACCGCCTCTGCTGCTCCCCGGACGTAACGGAAAAGAGCTGGTCCAGGTTCTGCACCTCCATGGTGTCCACGTTGGCCCGGAAGGTGAGCGCGGCCATGTTGGCGGCCACGTTGTCATGCTTAACCACATCATTGTATAGGGCCTCCACCTCGGACTCTCCCCAGTACAGCTCCGCCACCCGCTCCAGGAAGGGCAGGTCGCGGCCGGTGAACCGCACCAGCCTTGAGTGGTGCACCTTCGCCACCGTGTTCCCCCTGGCGTCGGTGATGGAGTAATAGGCGGGCACCGGCTCTCCGCCCTCGAATACCAGTTCCATACCGGGTACCACGCCCTGCCAGCGGTCGAGTATGTAAAGCCCTTGGAAGGTACCGGGGTAAATGCTTTCCAGCTCCAGCGGCTGGCCCAGCATCCCCTCCTGTCCTCGAATCATGATAAGTCCGGCGGCGCCGCCGTACAGCCTGCCCCACCGCAGTCCCTCGTTGACCCGCTCCCGGAGCGCCGTCACGCGCTGAACGCGATCCAGTTCCTTCAGGTGCTCCGGCCCCACCGCTCCGGCGGGAGCGAACCACTTCTTTGTCATGTCGTCCGGGATGATGCCCACCACGTTCTGTACTACCCAGTTGTCCCGGTAGAGGGAGTTGAGCAGGGCGTAGTTGTCCGTCATCCGGGTCAGCGGATACTCTGTGGCCTCCAGCGGCGACTGGGAGCCATAGCCCAGCCGGAACAGCGGGTTGGAAAATGCGTCTTGTACGCTCACCGCCTCGGTATTTGGTTGTGCGCCCCTGGGGCGGCTTTTATTGCGTCTGGACACTTACTCGAACCTCCAGTCCGGCAGTGAATTGATGTAATAGCGCAGGGCGTCCGGCCCGTGGTCCCGCTCCTTCAGGGGCTTCTCATCCCCCCGCTGGCCCGCCTTCTCGTCCCACAAATAGGTGCCCAGTTCGTCCAGCAGGCCGGCACAGGCTTCACTGACCAGAATTTTTCTGCGGTGAAACAGGCTTCCGGTCTTGCGTATACCGTCCAGCACCTCATTTTCCGCAGGGATGACATACACCCCCCGCCGCCTCAGTTCCTCGATAAACGAGGCCGCCGAGGGATCTACGATCACCGCGCACCATTCCCTGCCCAGAAAGTCCAGAAGGTCGTCGGCATACTCCTGGTCGGTCTTCTGCCGGCGCTCCTTCCGGCTGTCCCAGCGGTACTCCCTGTCCACCCGGATCACTCCATCGTGGTCATAGATGTCCAGAAACACCGTAGGGTTGGCGGTACCGTAGTCACAGGCCACGGTTCTCTGGGAAACCCATTCCAGATCCACCGGGCGTTCCTGCGTCCGGTAGACATTCTCTGTCTGGTCAAACATGTCGTAGATAAGCCCCTCCGACATGACCCACAGGCCCAGAATGTACCGCTGGTAGAACACCCCGGCATACATGCTCCGGTATCTGGCCCGGGTGGCCTCGTCCAGCGCCGGGTTGTCCTCCATGGTGAAGTGCAGATGGAGGGCCTTGTGCTCCTCCGCCTTTAGAATCCACTCCTGCCGGAACCAGTGCTGCGGCCCCTCCGGGTTGCAATTGAACCATAGCTTTGCCCCTGTCACGGAGCACCGAGCCATGGCCTGTTCCACAAAAGAGCGGGGCATCAGGGCCACCTCGTCCAGCAAAACCCCCGCCAGGGTGATACCCTGAATCAGCGTGTAGGAGCTCTCGTCCTTGCCGCCGAACAGGTAGAAGCGGTTCTCCCGCACCCCACGCCGGGCCGTAATTACATGGCCGGAGCGGCTGTAGGAAATGGTGAAGTTCTGCCGCAAATACTGCACCGCCAGAAGCGGCGTCACAATGTTGCGCTCCACCGCTCCTACCGACTTCCCACAGAGTGCAAACGCGCAGCCGTTGAAACGTCCCATTGCCCACAGGAAGAAGGACAACGACATGACTGAGGTTTTTCCCGACCGCACCGCGCCGTCACAGATAAGCGCATCATAGTCCCGGTATGGGAAACGCAGAATCTCCCTCTGCTTTTCAGAGAAGCCCATTTCCCATCTCCTCCTTCAGCGACGCGGTGATCGGATCGTCGTCCATGTCCTGCATACCGCCGGCGCCCGCCGCCCCCTGCTCTCCCAACAAGTCAAACAGCACCTTTGCCGCCTTCGCGTCGCCCTTGGCCGCCTTTAGGGTCAGGCCCGCAATGATCGCCATCTGGTTATCCACGTCCTCCGGGTCAACGCCATCACGAGCCAGCTTGTTCCACGCCCGCTTGCCCGCCACCGGGAGAGAGAGGTACAGGTCGGCCGCTTCTCTCAGACTGCGTTTTCGCCGCCGTGACGCGCCGGATGCACGGCCGCCGAGAGCACCGTTTTTCGCGGCTTCCTCGCGGCTTTGGCTACTATCAAACTGATATGGCACAAGATTCTGTTCATTCGGCATGTCACCACCTCTCGGTCAATTCTTGGTGCTACCGCCTACCTCGTGCAGTAAGCGGCAGCGTAGGGGCCCGATATTACCCGCCTCGGTGCCGGGCGGTAGAAAAGGAGGCGCAGAGGTATACACCTCCACGTCTCCATCCTACATCAAGTGTTTGGCTTTTTAAGTGCGTGTTACTCCAGCAGGCCAAAATTTTGGGCTACCAGTTTTATAAAATCGCTGTGCCAATGTCTGGCTGTCTCATAGTGGCATGGTACCATCATCGCGGCCCCCTCCAGGGTGTGGGTCTGCTTGAAAAACACCAGATCCACCACTTGCAGCCGTTCCTTTCCGTTTTCCATTCGTTCCGTCTGTTCAATGGAACGCTGGACCGCCATTCGCTCCTTCAATGAAGTTCCCTGGCAATATCGCCCCTCCAGCGCCGGATAGTTTCGTATGATGGATTTTATATACCCCCACCATCTGTATCTTGGTTTACTCATATCTCCCTCTCTTTCTGGTGGCCCACTGACGGTCATAGCGTCGCCCCGTCAATTATGTCGGCAAGCATGTCGGCAGCCTCCAGCGTCCGCTCTTTCCGGTATCTGGTTATAGCCGACTCCGTTTCTCGCAATGTTTTACTTCGCTTATCAGCTAATTTCTTCTGAAACTCTTCTAAGTTTTTCCTCTGCTCATAGGCATGTCTCAGTTTTCCCTTCTCCCTGCTCCCGGTTGCCCTGTCTATGACCTTCATACGATACCGGGCGTATATGTAGGCCAATCCCTGAAAAAATTCCTGATCAGCCAGCGACAGGCCGTCCGGCATCTCTTCTCCCCGCATGGCTAATCTTTCAAGGTCAGATACCACTCCAGGGTCTGTACTGCGCTCCTCCATCCGTGACATACCTCCCATCGGTATCCCTGCTCCGTCAGGCGCTCCCCCCACCATTTCTGTTCTTGGGAGGCCCGGCCGGCGTCATTTTTCATCTCAATGTATAATCCATGATATCGGCCGCGCGGTACTGGCAAGGACAAATCCGGCACGCCCTTCTTGACACCTATAGCCTTGTCGATGGCGATTTGTTTTGCCCCTTCCCGGGTCTCGTTCTTGATGTGATGCAGCAGGGCCAGCTCCGGCCACTTGGAACGTATGGAAGACTGCTGGCTCCACTTAATCACGGCCTGCTGATGCTTCGATTCATGCACCATCCTCTACAACCTCCACATAGTAGGAGGACACGCCCTTCCCTGGTGCCTTCTCCTTCACTTGCCGGACTGTATAGCCGTTTCTGGCCAGAATAACCACCAGCGTGTCCCGGTCGGCTGCGTTTGAGCATCTGATTTTCATGCGCGTCTCCGCCCCTTCCCTTTTGTCGGTTCGCTGAACAATCTGTTTAAAATCTGCGATGCAGCTCCTTTGGTTAGGCCAGTCGCATCAAAGCCCTTACACCGCCTATGAATAATCTCCAGTTGTTTTTGTGTAGCTGGCCCCTGGCCCCAACGGCGCACGGCGCCGAGATCCCATAAATACTTACAATCCTGATAATCATGAACGAGGTGCCTATAAGCCGAGTCCAGGGCCTCTTGCATCTTCATCCGTTTGCCATTCTCGAACATCACCATTCCCAAAGTGTCCGGGCATGGTATCGAAATATACTCCCGGCCCCTCAGTCTGCAAACCAGGGACCCGTCCGGCATCTTGAACCAGTTGACATCGTGGAGCTGGTATTTCTGCTCCTGGGCCCATAGGTCCACCAGCTCGACATTTTTAATCCAGCTCTCGGGGGCGTCTATCGCCGCCATAATACGGTCAGGCAGTTCAAACAGCATCCCCTCTATCTCCTCCAACTTTTTTGCCGGCACCGCCTCCATGTCGATGCCCAAGAGGGACGGCGCTGTGCAGAGGGATGCCCGGCCAGTGATTCCTACACAGTCGATAAGCTCCAGCCGTTCCTTGCCCGGATAGAGTCGGAGTCCCCGGCCAACCATCTGCGCATATAACGTCTCGCTCTGCGTCGGTCTGGCGACGATTACAGTCTCCACCCGTGGAATGTCGGTCCCCTCTGTGAACACCATGCAGTTGACAATGCAGGGGATCTCCCCGGCGGTAAACGCCTGGATGATAGATGCCCGGTCCTTTGTGTTGGCGGTAACTACCACCGCGCCCGAAATCCGCCGTGCAATTTCCTCCGCCTGGTGCACAGACACGGCAAAAATAAGCGTTGCGCCCACGGCCATCTCCCGGTATGCCTGGGCTATGGCGTCCGCCGTGCCCTCCATAGCCTCGTCCAGCTCACCCGGGGCATAATCGCCGTGCCTGGTATGGACGGCGGACAAGTCAAAGCCGATGTTCACCCGCCGGCAATGGATGTCGCACAGGTATCCATTTTGGATGCCCCATCGGAGGTCACGCTGGAAGATGATGTCCTGAAACACCGTATCTAGGCGTACCTTGTCTCCCCGATTGGGTGTGGCTGTAAAGCCGATGAGCTTTTCTGGGCGGAAATAGTCGAATATAGCCCGGTAGGTTCTGGCCGCCGCGTGGTGAGCCTCGTCGCAGATGATGAGACGGAAGTCATCCGGCCGGAAGCGGTCAAGCCGGCGTACCAGGCTCTGCACACTGGCGGAGACGACCTCCTCCCCGTGGCTGCGGCTGGATGCTCTCTCAATGCCGTAGGTGCAGTCGAAGTATTTTCGTGGCTGCTCCACCAGCTCCTCCCGGTGGGAGAGGATCAGCATCCGCTCCCCGTGACGCGGGATGTTTGCAAAAGTCACCGTCTTCCCAAGCCCGGTGGCCATCTGGGCCAGATATGCCCCGGGCGCCTGGGCCTTAATGGTCTCGATGCACTCTCTTTGGTATGGTCTTAGTTCCATATTCCCTCCTGTTTGTGGGACTGTGGGACGGTGTGGGACAGCGTGTCCCACGGTTCAGTTCTTAGAGTTGCAAGGCTTTGCGGGTAGTCGTGGGACTGTGGGACATGAAATTGCAAATTCCCCACGGCATTTTTTACTGGTAATTCTATCCATACAAAATTTCCTTATATAGGGCTGTGCTTTTTATCCCACAGTCCCACGCCCTATTTTTGATACGGTTCAACTCTTAGCGCCGCAACGGTTTGCGGGTGTGGGACAGCGTGTCCCACGGTCTCCCACATGTCCCTCACAGCGGCAGTTCGTCCAGCGCATCCTCGTCGTCCAGATCCACAGGTGGGAGCACCAGGCAGAAACACTCGGTCGGGATGCCGTTGATGCGCTTACCCCGGGTGTTGTTCCTCCCTCTCGTGACAATCAGA